ATGTTATTGTCATGCACTTAGCAGAAAGCCAACAAGGATATCACAACTTTGAAAAGTTTGGGGGTTTACCTTCAAGCTCAACATATGGCACAAGCCCAACTGGTGACATTAAGTTCACTACAACTGGGTCTGCTGCTGCGGGTGATGCCTACCAAGTAATCTTAAGGGTAGCTAAAGAGTATTAAGGAGAATAAATATGGCTCAAGTATCTTCAATTAGTAGGGTTGGAACTACTGAGCCATTTTATCTTCAAGTAGCTCGTAATCAAATATCGTTTCACAAATCTAATTTTAAGTTTGGTTTTAATGCTGATGTAGATGATTCGTTAGAGACAGTATGGGCACAAGGAGGTTTATATTCCTATTTAGCTTCTGCTTCTGTACTTAAAGTGTCTAGCTCATCAACTGCAGATACTTCAGCAGGAACTGGTGCTAGAACTGTAGAGCTTTCTGGATTAGACACAAACTATGATGAAATAAGTGAAACAGTTACATTAAATGGACAAACTGCAGTAAATACAACTAATGAATTTTTAAGAATTAATAGGATGGTCGTTAGGTCTGCAGGAAGTGGTGAGCAAAATGCTGGGGTTATATATGCAGGAACTGGCACAGTTACAACTGGAGTGCCAACAAACAAGTACGCTACTATAGCTATAGGCGACAATCAGACTGTAATGGCATTATGGACAGTTCCAAGAGGTTATACAGCATACCTATTACAGACAGATATAACTGTAGCTACTACACAAAATAACAAATATTGTACTGTTCACTTGGTATCAAGACCAAATGGCGAAGTGTTTCAAATTAAGGATAAGTTTGTGAAGGCAGAAAGCTCAGTACATCAAGCATACACCATACCCTTAAAGTTCGAAGAGAAAACAGATATCGAAGTAAGAGCTATAGGTGATAGTGCAGGGGCAGACATAGCTATATCTGCAGGATTAGATTTTATATATATACAAAATGATGGAGCTTAAGTATGGCTACAAGTGGTACAGTTGCATTTAGACCAGATGTAGAAGAAATAATTACTGAATCTTTCGAAAGATGTGGTGTTGATATTCAGACTAGGACTGGAGAGCACGCTATATCTGCAAGAAGAAGTATTAATTTATTATTTTCTGAGTTCGCTAATAGAGGCATAAACTATTGGACTTTATCACAAAACACCTTGCCATTAGTTAATGGAACTACAAGTTACACACTTCCAGTAGGAACTATAGATATATTAGATGCAGTTATAAGAGATAGCTCAAGTGATACAGATCAGATAATAAACAGAATTACGATACAAGATTATAACCAATTACCTAATAAAGATAGTGAAGGCAAGCCAAGCCAATATATGATTGATAGGCAATATACGCCAGTAGTTTACTTTTGGGCAGTACCTAATACATCTACATATTCTATGGTTTATTGGGCTATGAACCAACTAGAGGATGTGACTTTATCTAATCAAGATGCAGACATACCTTATAGATGGAGTGACACTATATGTGCTGGACTAGCTTCTAAACTAGCTATGAAATATGCACCAGAAAAATTTCAGTTATTAAATGAGATGTATGAAAGGTCTTTTAACTTTGCGGCATCAAGCGATAATGATGGTGTAAGCTTGAGGGTTCAGCCAACTGCGTTGAATATGACATAATGGCGAAATTAGCTAGTGGCAAAAAATCTGTAGCGATAAGCGATAGAAGTGGTTTTAAGATTAAATATACTGATCTTAAGACAACTTGGGATGGATTGCGAGTTGAGCCTAGCGAATGGGAACCGAAGCACCCACAATTAACGCCAGCCAAAAATGTTGTAGATGCAACTGCATTATTCCAACCAAGACCAGACAATGATCCAGAAAATGTAGATATATTTTTAGGATATAGCCAAGATATATTTGCTTCTAGGGTTCAGCGTTCTCAAACTGGTGTTGGCATTAAGGGTCAAGGTTCAGTTGGGTTTGTGGGTATAAGTCTAAACGAGCCAGTTATTGGATTAGCAGGAACAACAGCTATAGGCACGTTTGCTCCTGGTTTTGAAATAGATGGCGTTTCAGCAACAGGAGCTATAGGTACTGCAATAGCAGAAGATCAGATAGATGTTACACCTACAGGAACTGAGGGAACTGGGGCAGTTGGTGACGTATCTCTTGGAGCTACTGCAACTTCTGCTTCAGCCACGGGTGCTATAGGCACTAGCACATTAAATTATGATTATATATTTGATCAGAATGGTGTGTCTGCAACTGGCACTACTGGAGATGAAAGCTTTGATACCCAAACTGATGCACTGACTGGTGTAGCAGGAGCTGGGGCTATTGGAGATGAGACGCCTACGACAGAAACAATTGCGACTGGAGTATCTGGCACTGGGGCAATAGGCACTTTTGGCGAAGAGGGCGATGGAACACTTAATTTAACAGTGCAAGGTGTTGGTGTACTAGGTGACATTGGAACAGGCACAGAAGAAGCTGAATCACAAGTTATAGAAGCCAATGAAACTGGATGGGGTGAGCAGTCTTGGGGATATGGTCAATTTGGTGGTGATCCAGAAATAGTTGGAACTGGTGCTATTGGAACACCATCTATTGATGTATTTAACGGCCCGAACCCAGCGACTGGAACTGAGGGTAGTTCTGCAATAGGTACATTTGTTACAGAAAGTGAAATAACTGAAACTGGTGTAGCAGGAACTGGTAATACTGGCACTGTTAGCTTGGATACTGACGTAGAGACAGGTGGAACAAGTGGAACTGGTGCAATTGGCATATCAACGCCATCAATAAATCCAGGCTTTGGTGAAGGAGCTTGGAATGATGGAACATGGGGTAATTAAATGAATTATACAAGTTTAGTAGCAAATATACAGAATTATATGGAAGACGATAGTACAGAGTTTCAAGACTCTATACCAGATATTATAACACAAGCTGAGTCTATGATATTTGCTAGATTGGCTAGTCTGCCTTGTTACAGACAAAAACAGTCTGGTAACCTAGTTATAGGCACTGCAGAGTATTCTGTTGCCAATGCAAGGATGATTAGACAAGTGTCAGTGACAAAAGCTGATAGCGATGTAATTTATCTTAAACATAGGATAGATTCATACTTAAGAGATTATGTTCCAAATGCATCTACTCAAGGTACACCATTTATGTATGCCACAAAAGATGCAGATACTAATGGAATAACCATATTACTGGGCCCAGTTCCTTCAGCGACACTTGCTTATGAAGTGGATTTTGTAGGTCTAGAAACAGGATTATCAACTTCCAATGCAAATAATTGGATAGGGGATAATGCAGAGCAAGTTTTATTGTCAGCTTGTCTATATGAAAGTTCTGCTTTTCTAAAGGCACCCGATAGTGTAAACTTGTATAAAGCACAATTTGACGAAGCAATAGCTTTGTTTCAACAAGAGATGCAACGTAATTATAGAGCAGAATACGAAGGAGGTATTTAACAAATGGCAATTACACAAGCAATGGCGACTTCATTTAAGTCAGAAATATTGCAGGAAGGTCACAATCTGGCAAATGGTGGAGATACTATTAAGATAGCTCTTTATAGTAGTTCTGCTACGTTAGATGATTCCACAACTGCATACACAACATCAAATGAAATAACTGGAACTGGCTACACTGCAGGGGGAGTAACCCTTACAAGTCAAGAAGTGGCTACATCTGGAACTACTGCATATTTTGATGCTGATGATCCAACATGGACTAGTGCTAGTTTTACTGCTAGAGGTGCATTAATCTATAATAGTACCAATAGTGACAAAGCTATAGCAGTACTAGACTTTGGTGGTGACTTTACAGTATCAAGTGGTACATTTAGAATTGTATTTCCAGCAGCAGGGGCATCAGCAATTATAAGGATAGACTAAAATGGCAAGCACATATGTTAATGATCTTAGGCTTAATGAATTAGGCACTGGCGATGCTAGTGGTACTTGGGGAACTATAACAAACCTTAACTTAGAGTTGATAGGTGAGGGATTGAGTTATGGCACTCAAGATTGTTTTACTACAGATGCAGACGACATAACTACAGTGGCAGATGGAGCAAGTGATCCAGCCAGAGCGATGTATTTTAAAGTTACATCGTCAGCAACATTAACTGCGACAAGAACATTAACTATAGCTCCAAATACTGTATCAAGGCTTCAGTTTATTGAAAACGCCACAACTGGTGGTCAGTCTATAAACATATCTCAAGGCAGTGGTGCAAATGTCAGTATTCCAACTGGAGCTACAAAAGCAGTATATCTTGATGGTGGTGGAGCTACTGCAGCGGTAACAGACGCTTTTGCTAATTTAAGTGCTGGAACAATTACTGCCTCACTAACAGGCAACGTTACAGGCAACGTTACAGGTGATTTGACAGGAAATGTGACAGGAAATGTGACAGGAAATGCTGACACAGCCACAACACTTGAAACTGCACGAACTATTGCAGGTCAATCGTTTGATGGTTCAGCAAACATTACTATCGCTTCAACTGACTTATCTGACAGTGGTTCAATCGATGCTACTACACTTGACAGCCTTGACAGTACACAGTTTCTACGAAGTGACGCGGCGGACTCGAAGACATCAGGTGACTTGACTTTCAGCGATGACGTCAAGGCAGTTTTTGGTGCAGGGTCTGATTTACAAATTTACCACGATAGTGCAACTGGTCACAGTCACATAACTGAATCTGGTACTGGCGAACTTCTTATTACAGGAACAGATATATATTTAAAATCTAGTGGTGGTGAGAATTATATATACTGTGACAATGATGGTCGTGTAGATATTTATCATAATAACTTAGTCAAACTAACCACAGCCAATGATGGAATTTCTGTAACTGGTAATGTGCAGTCATCAAGTGGAGCATATGAAGGTGCTAGTGACCAAGATAAAATTGTAGTTGGTGCAAGCCAAATTGATTTTTACATCGACAACAGTAACGAATTTCGTATGGAATCAGATGGTGACTTCCATGCAGATGGTGACGTGATTGCTTTCTCAACAACTATATCAGACGAAAGACTGAAGACAGACATTGAGAAGATTGAAAATGCTACAGACAAAGTCAGTCAGCTAAATGGTTACACATTCACATACAAAGCTGATGGTAAGAAATCAGCAGGTGTCATTGCACAAGAAGTAGAAAAGGTTCTACCAAGTGCAGTAAGTGAGAAAGAGTTACCATTGAAGACAGATGATGGTGTAGCATATAAGACTGTACAGTACGACCAAATCATAGGTCTGCTAATCGAATCAATCAAAGAACTTAAGCAAGAAATAAATGAATTAAAAGGAGCTTAGTAAATGGCACTACCTCCAGTTGGCTCACAGATAAGTTTATCAGACATTCAAACAGAATATGGTGGTTCTAACCCTATACAGTTATCTGAATATTATGGTCAAGGTAATGCCCCAGCTTCTGGTCAAATCACTATGTCAAGCGACTTTGGTGGAACTAGTAATGCTCCACCTGACCCTCAAACATTTACTACAGCAGGTACAACTAACATAACTATTGCAGATAATGTAAAAGCGATTGGTGTTCAAATTGTTGGTGCAGGTGGTGGTGGAGGCAGTGGTGGTGCAATGTTCAACTTCTCTGCTGGTGGAGGAGGAGCAGGTGGTAATGTCATTGCTTACCACAATGTTAGTGCTGGACAAACTGTAAGTGCAATTCGTGGCTCAGGTGGCTCTGGAGGAATGTTCTTCTTTGGCGGACCAGGGCAATCAAATGGTTCAGAACCTGGCGATGCAGGTCAAAATACTCGTGTTACACTTGCAGGTACAACCATAGCAACTGGAAATGGTGGAGGTGGTGGAAGCCATCTCGCTAGTGCAAGTGCCCCAGGTGGTTCTGGTGGTGGTACAAGCACAGGTGGAAGTGTTTATAATGTGACTGCCAACACAGGAAATGCAGGTACAGCAGGACAAGGTGGTGGTGGATTTCAAGGCGGTCCTGGTGGTTCAGCACCTTCAAGTGTAGGTTCTGGTGGGGCTGGTGGTAACAATGCCCCTGGAAGTGGTGGTGGTAATGGCTCTGGTGGAGGAGGAGCAGGCTCTAATATGGGTGTAAGAAATGGTGGAGGCGGTGGTGCTGGATACATTA